GGTATTTTGATTGCAAAGCAATTGAAAGACCAAAAAGACTCAAAAACGCGGACCAAATTGACGGCGGAGCGCGCTGCGGCTGAAAAGCTGATTCGTGCGTGTCCACAGTGTGTGGTTGTTCAAATTCAGGCGCAGATTACTTCTAGCGGTACTACACCGTTGGTTGCAGAACAAAAACACATCTTCCGAAAGAAGAAAGATTGGGATGTTGAGGGTAAGGCTCAATTGTTGACAAAGTACAAATCTGTGAATAAGAGTGAGGCACATGTTGTTCACGCAGTTATTCCAGAAGTACCAGTTGACCAAGTTACGCAGTTTACTTTTAAAATGTGTAATGGTTATGAGGATTTGACAAAGCACGATTCTGTGCTTGTTCCAAATTTTCCAATTGCATGTGGTGCCATTATTGAAGGACACGTTATCACAAATGCTCATGTCGCTGAAAAAGTGAAGAAAGCAGGTGGTACTTGTCTGTCATTTCAAATAATGGACAGTGGTATGCTTTTTACATTACCTTTTAAAAAAGGAATTTTTGCAACTCATCCTGAGGTTATGCAGAAATGTGGTCTCCGTATTCCATTTGATATCGTTGTATGGCGAACAAAAGATGTTGAAGGGTTGCCTGCAGTTTTGTCGGCGCTTTACGCTACTGGTTGGCGTGAGGGGCAATGGGACAAAGTTTGTGACAATCTTTTAATGGGTCGAACTTGGAGTGCGTTTCATCGCACTGTTAATTCGGCTGATTTCCAATCGCCCAACACTCCCGACTATTCAGGTGGTCAGACTTTTGGGGATAGTGGTGCAGTTATCGTTCGCGGTCGACGTGCTGGTACGAACGAGAGGATTCACGTCTATGCGATTCACGCAAGTGGATTGCCAGATGTGCACAACCGACAATTTCCAATGCGTGCTGTAAAGTACGCGGATATTGTTGGGTTGTTAAACCACTAAGGGGCGCGGCACACTGGGATTTCGAGACATTTGAAAAGATGTTTGAGCTCACTCCTCGAAGTCCGCCGCGTCCTTCTCAAGAGTTCAATGTAAATATGTTAGGTGTGTTTCCGTTGGCACGCCACTACGTTCGGCATTGTGATTACAATACCTCACGTGTATATATCAACGCACTTTTTTCGCAGTTTCGGGCGACGGGACTGGTTGGAATGCCAAATCCCGAGCGGAAGTATTCAATGACTCCGCTCAATACCGACGCAGGGTACGCGGAGACTGCAAAGTTTTCGCGTCCTAATTCGTCTATCATTGATCCTGCCGCAGAAATGATGGCACGGATTTCTTTGATAAACACTTATTCTCCTTATGCTGGTGATAGTGGTCTAACTCCGAAACGAGAAGTGATTGCTCTCATGAATATGCAGAGTGGTGTTGGTTATCCAGAGAATATTAAATTCCGTTCTAAAGATGCATTCTTTCGGAATTCAATTGATTATGAGACCAAGATGTCTTATTATGATGCAGCGATGGCGACGAGAAGACCGATTCCTGCACCATTTACGAATTCTGTTAAATACGAAATTCGCTCGTCTGAGAAGATTGAGAATAATCAATTAAGAACGTTCCTTGCGGGGAATGTTTATAATTTGGCCTTGGATATGCAATACTTCCACGAAATGCGTGAACGTATGCGTCTTCATAATGATGTTTTGCCGCATTCAATCGGAGCCTCACACTTTTATGGTGGTTGGGGTGAGTTAGCGCGTTATTTGCACTTTGATAATGAATACAATTCGGATGACGGATTGGTATTTATTGAAATTGACTATACTGGTTGGGATCGCAGTCTAACGACAGCAATCTTACAGAATGTCAAAGAGGTGCAGACAAAGCTATTGAAGCGAGAGATAACGTCAAATGAGACGCATTCCATAGTCATCGACAATCTTTTTTTAACAAAATTTTGTGCGTTGGTGATAATGGAGCATGGGGAGTTAATTCAGTTTGATAACGGTAATACCTCCGGACAAGGGGGCACGTTGACTGATAATTGCATTGCAAATGATTTTTGTTGGAGGTACGCTCTTTGGAAAATGAATCCGAATATGACCCAAGAGGAATTTCGGAAGTACTTCAGAACAAAAATGATGGGCGACGATTTTATCGCAGGGGTGAAGATGAAACGAGTTCCGTGGTTCAGTCCAGACAAATTCGCAGTGATTGCGGCTGAGTTAGGTCTGATCTTTAAACGTTTCAAAGTTTATCCGACACTGTATACTACAGTTGTTCCCGCGTATGAAGGACCATCTTATCTCTCGAAACAATT